CCTTCTATAGAGACTTCAAAGTTTCTAAGCTCTCTTGCAACTCCGGGACTTTTAAGCAAATCAATTGAGTTAGCTGATTTAACTAACCCACCGTTACATGCAACAGTATAAGGTTGTGAACGTGCCATAATTTAAAAGTATCTTCTATCGTCTGTCATATACTTAGGAGCTGGATTCATAAGATTAGATTTCATATGTTTCATTCCTTTCTTATAATCATCCAGTGCAAAAGCTGCTTGTTGTGGGCTTTCTTTAAATTGCCACACATAGTATCTCATTCGAGCTGTTACTATATTACTGTATTGCTCTGGTAAAACCATTGTATCATCATAAGCTGATAAAGCAGTGGGTCTTACGAAAGCATAAAAGTGTACATTGTAAACCTTGTCAGGTATTGGACTTAATCCAAACTTTCTATTATCTGGAGACTTAATTACAAATTTAGGTTCTCCATAATTTTGAGTATTAGCATCATCTTCGTTCTCGCTATCTCTATAGTATCTTTTCCAATCATCAAGTGTAAGGAATCTTAAGCCTCTTGAAACATAAGGTGCAGTTTCTCCGCTTACGTTAATTGTTGTTACATAAAAGTCATCCCAATCAATTGATGCGTAGTCTGTAGTAATACTAGAACTATCAGACTTTAACGTATACCATCTTTGACCTGCTACAGTTTCTACAGTTACATTACCGTAGAATGGGTCAGTAGCTCCACTTAATCCAGCAGAAAAGAAAGGTAGTTGAGGTTCTTCGTTAGCTATATCAAATATAGATTTATTAACAGTATCTTTAACAAACTTTTGAAGACCTGTAGCGTTTGCAAAGTTTGCAGCAGTCAACGGAATCTCATTGAGTTCTCTTAATACTTCGTTAGTTAAATCTAGATATGTAGTAGCCATTATTTTTTATGTACCTTTTGAATTTTAAAATTAGCAGATTTACTAGCTCCTTTATGAGGTTTGTAACCACCTGCAGGGTCTTTCATTAATTTATAAGAGTTACCAGACTTCATCCAGTGATAACCTTTAGGTGCCGGGACTTTCATCTTAGCAAGGTTTAGCTTTTGGCATAGCTCCAGCCATACCACCATGCTTCATGCCATATCTTTTTGACATTTTACCACCACCATATACTTTTTTTCTAGCAGCAGCATCGTTACCCATATTAGAATCTTTCTTATTCATTGTTTGTGCCATATTTTTCATTCTTTATCTTCCTATAAAAGTGGAGGGTCAATGAAGACCCCCCGTATTGATTATTAGTCAATTGTGTAGATAGCTTTAACCATAGCATCATCTCTAAGTACTTTCGCACCATAGACATGTAAACCTCTAACAATATCGCCAAAAGAACTAGGGTCTCTAATTACTTCTGTTGATAAGATTGTGTTAGCAGTTGCTGTGGATGACATATGTCCGCCTAAACATTGACCTGTAGCAGTCGAAACTGAAGGTACGTTATTAGACTTATACATATCAAAGCCTCTTAATTTTCCACTTGAAACTAAACCATTTCTGATTGAGCCTTGACCAGCGTTAAAATCTACTGATAACAACTTAGAACCACTTTGTGATAGTTCTTCGTAGAAATCAGGAGATGCAACGAACCATCTGTTTTCTTCTGGGACTGATTGGTCGTCAAGAAGTCTAGCCATTCTAGCCATTAAGTCTAGAGGGTCAACTTCTGATGCAGAACCTAAGTCTACAGAAGCAGTTGTTTCGCCTACACCAGCAGTACCAGCAGCAGCATCAGCACCAATTACATGGTCAGGTGCAGAAGCAGATACTCCAGCAAACATTGTAGTAAGTACAGCAGCATCATATGAATCTTTTAAAGAGTAAGCTGCAGAACTTGAAGCTACTTCTTTAAAGTTTACATGTGACATATTTGTTTCAATATCATCTACGATGAATTTGAAAGCTTTAGCACTGTCTACGACCAATGTAATTTCTTGGTCTGTTAGTTTAGTTGATGTTGTGTCACTACCTCTTGTGTAGTCATACACAGTAATGGTAGGTTCCTTGATAATCTTTACTGAGTCTCCATAAGCAGAAATCTCACCAGCATAGTCGGTGTTAGTAATAGCTTCAACTACCGATGCCTTTCTAAAGAAGTTTAAAACCTTTTTAGAGTATATCGAAGGTAGGAAGAAACTATTAGTTTGTCCACTTACGGAGTTAGCAAAGTTAGCATCGGTATCAGTTGCGGGTTCAAAATATTGAGCCATGATACATTCTCCTTTAAGTTAATTAATATAGTTTACTTTACGATTCTGCCTTCTTGCATAGCATCACTGATTTCACTTTCGTATCTATCAAATTCGTCTATACTCATAGCAGCAATCTCCTTTTCAGACCATACTTTCTTTTGCTTTGGTTCTACACTTGTAGTTTTTGTAGAAACCATATCAGCAGCAGATTGTCTGGGCTGTTTAGAAGATGACTTAGTCTTCGTAGGTTCAATGCCAAAATCTTTTTTAAATAAATCTAAAGCACGTGAGGCTAGGTCAGCATCATCAGCATTTGCGTATATCCAATCTTGGATAGACTTAGGTTGCTCTTTTGCCCAACCATGGAAGTCGTCACTGTTTCTGATATCTTCAAAATCAGGATGTCTTTCCATTAACCTTTTTTCTGCATCTTGTCGTACCAGTTGATTTTCTCTCTCTTGGAGTTTACTAAGGCGTTCTTCTAGAACTTTTGCTTTAGTCTCCGATTGTAGATGTGCAACTGTTTCTACAACTTCATAAACATCAGGATATTGATTCTTAAATTGTTCGAGTTCTTCTTCAGTTTTTGGAGCTTTATATTCAGTTCTATTTTTAGTAGCTTCTTCTAAAAGTTCCTGTTCTCTAGTTTTAAACTCATTAAGTTTACTATCGTAATGTTTTTTTAAATCGTCATACCTTTTTTTGTAATCTGGTTTCTTGTAAGGAGTATCCTTTTCAATTTCCAAATTTTCTTGTCTAACACTTCCTTCAGCATTCACTTCAGTTATGTCATTGGTATCAAACAATTTATTTCTGTCAGTTGGTTCTTCAAAGAAGAGACCATCATCTGCAGATTTAAAAGGTTTATCTTCACCTTGGTGCCATGATTTTTTTGCATTATAAGGATTTGGCGTATCCTCTTTTTGGACTGTATTAGTCATTTTCTATTCTCCTACTCAGGGCTTCGTTTAACAAGGTAGCTGCTATTGTCGACTATGCAGGGCTTGTTCTTGTAAAGGTAGCCTTTCGGTTATTATTATGATAAAGGGCTGAGTAATTAAGTCAGGTAGCTTTATCGCTTATTTGATTTAGATATAGCGACTTCTTCGAATCATTTCCTCAGATATAGTATCACCAACTAAATCTTCTTCATCTCTTACCGCAGCAATTGAATCAGTAGTTTCTTTAGTAACTCTAATATCTTGTTGTATTGGTTCCTTTTCAGGTTCCATCATAACACGGTCTTGTTCGAGCAATCCGCCTTCAACTAAACCTTGTCTTTCATCTGCTTTCATTTCTGCATCTTTCATCATTGCCATTAAATTATCAGCTCCGATTTCTTCTACAGCTTTTGCAGTAAAGACAAATTCTCCATCAGATAACCTAGCAGGTATACTGTCAGAGACTCCTGAACCCGGACCTTCAACAGGACCAGCTCCAGCAAATTCTTGAGCAACGTCTATGACTTTATCAAATATCATAGCTAGTTCCTCATCTTGTTCTAGTTTGGACATAAGCATATCTTCTTCTTCTTCTGTTAATGCTTCGTCCATTATAAATCTTGTATAGTTATCTTCCATTTCTCCATCAGGTTCCATTTCAGATTCCATGGGTGGTGTCATAACCATCATCATTTGGTCATCGATTGAACCACCTTCTTGTTTTTGTAATAGTTTAAAATCTTCGCCAGTAATTTTACCATCTTTATTAACGTCTATTTTATCTTGATTTCCTACTAATTTACCTGTGGCTTTTTGTACTCTTGGCTCTTCTTTTTTTACAACAGCATTAAACATATTAAATACAGCTTCTGGTTCTGCACCTTGCTCTTCTACCTTATTAATATATTTTCTTACAACAGGAGAAGTTATAGTATTGTTTTGAACATCTTTTATTTCTTTTTCATTTAAAAAATTTTTTAAATTATTAATAGCTTCTTGCATTGGGTCTTTTGTACCTTCTGCATAACCTAATCTAACTTCATCTTTTTCTAACATCATATTTCTTCCTTCCTATTTATTGCCTCTTTAACCTGTAGGTCCAACTGCTCTAGGCGTACCAGAGAATTCACTTTCCCCTGCAGCCGGAACATTTCCGATTCCGATGTTGCCACCACCAGTGCCTGTAGCTCCAAGTTCTTGAGGTTGTTGAGGTGTTCCTTGAATGCCTCCCATAACTCCCTGTTGCCCGTCAGTAGGTTGAGCCTCTTCGCCAATTGTTTGTCCAGCATTTTGCATTCCTATTATTTGTGCCATTACAGCAGCTTCTTCAGGGTCGTTGAGTATTTCATCAGGGTCTAAATCTAAGCTGTAGGCAAGTTCACTTACAAGTTTAGAAATCTTAACAAACGGTGCAATAGCAGGACTTTGTGCAGTTTGTAAGAACATTGTTAATCTTTGACTTCTTACTTCTTTTTGCATCAAGCTATTTGTACCTGTAGCTTTAACTTCTAAATCACCTTTAACATCCAACTCATCTTCTAAGAATTGCATGTTCCATTGGAAATAAGATTCTCCTAATGGCTTTAATAAAAAGTCATCAAGGTTTTTGATAACTGTTTTAATATTTAAACTTGATGCTCCTAATAACATAGACATACCAGAAGCAGTCCTTGTCATGCTTTGAACACCTGTTTGTCCGTGTGAATAACTAGGTATACCTGTTTGCTCGTCTGCAAGTTGTCTAAACTTATCAAACATCATCATGTTTTCTGGTGCTGTATTAGGAAACTTTAAACCGTGTATAGCTTGTCCCGGCATTCCAGCTTGTCTTCTAAATATCTTACCCGGATATATTTCCATTGATTGTCCACCAACTAAAGCAGACTCATCTACATCAAACACTAAAGAACCAGCCATTGCTAAATTATCTACAGCCATTCTTGCATGACCGTTCATAATCTGTTGACTGTCATCCATATTCTCTGCTACACCAATACCAAAGAAGTTGTAAGGATTTCTTTCGTATGGGAAAGCATGATAAGGTATTCTGTAAGGAGTAAATGGATTTATTACAGCTCTTAAAAGTTGGTCTCCACATATCCATACGTTTACTTGAACTTCATCTAAATCATCTATATCATCATCAAGTTCAACACCTACTTCTCTAGCGTACTCTGCATCCATGATACCCCAGTACTCAATAACTTCAAAGTTATTATGATATGCTTCATCCATTCTAGCATCATCTTTTAGAGAAGATTCAAAATCTTTTTCTACATAGTTAGGACCCATTTGAATACAAGCTCTAATTGCATCCTCATCAAAGTAAGGCATGTTACGTAATTGCCTTAATTGACTTCTGTTCATTTTATGTCTATGGATAACGTATTCACATTCATCCATATTTGTTGCTGATGGGTCAGGATAAAAATCCCAGCAACTTACAAATTCTATTCTTGGTACTCTAACCTCAAGTGGATTATAAACTCTATTACCTTCTTCGTCTGTATCCCACTTGTGAAGTTTCTTGTTAAAATTAAAAGGTCCTTTAACAATACCAGTACCTAATAGAGCTGCTTCAAGTAAAGCATTACGTATTTCTGAAGAACCATTAGACTCATCTATTTGGTCATGGATAAGTTTTTCCATTCTTCGTGCAGCTCTTTCAGCAGGTTTTAATTCTATTGCTTGTGGGTCAGCACTTGTACCGTCTTTTAAAATACCAGCATCTTTTGCTTGGTCTTCAATAGAATCTTCAAATATACCGTTGTAAAAAGTAGCACCGGGTTTTAAAGTTCTACCGTCTCCTTCATAACCAACATCATAAGGGCTATCTATTCTGTTACCAATATCATCTGGTATCTCACCTTCTGTAGTTTCTATTCCCGGTACAGGATTAGAAGTATCAAGGTGTGCATAATCTGTTTCGCCTTCAGGTATTTTAGTTTCTGCTATACCAATAGGAAACTTACCTGTACCAAAGATAACATCAACGAGTTGACCAAAAGCAGCGAGTACTTTTGTTTTAGTTATCTTTACAAAGATTCTAGATTTTTCAGAATCTCTAAACTTAATGGATTTGTTGTAAAGTCCTCTGTAGTTTTCGTAAGCCTGTAACCATCTTCTTTCATCTGTTTCTCTAGCATCTTCTGCTTGAGCATATCTACCTTTGATAATACCAATAAGATTTCTACGCTGGTCATCAGGCAATGTTAAATTTTTACCAGACTCACCTTCTACTTCTTCGTAGATGTTATCAGCATTTAAAAATGTATTATCTTCTGCCATGTATCCTAGTATCCAAATGTAGAATCTATTGGTCTGTACATCTCACGTTTTAAACCTCTAATCCTTTCTAATGGGCTTTCCATTCTTGGTCTGCTCATTATCATATAACGTAAAGCATCATATGCGTGGTCTGAAGCTTTCGTATCCACATCTTCAGGATTAGTTTTAGATAATGGTATAGACTGTAATTCTCTTATTAAGTTCGGACATGTGTTAAATATCTGTAACTTAGGTCTACCGTTATCTCTAATCTTTAAATACTCGTGTATTTGTATTTTACCTTGTATTCTATTTTTATCAGCTCGTCTTAACTTATGACCAGCTTTAACTAAACTTTCTCCTACAGTTGGACCAGTTGTTCCTGTTCTTGCCCAAGCTGCAGTATCTAAAACCCCATTCACAGAAAAAGGGTCTTCTGTCTCCATATCTGTTATTATAGCACCTAATTCTTCTCCTGTCAAGCCTTTTTTGTATAATTCTCGATAAATTATCAAAGTATTGTCATTTATGTCCATTATTCCCCATAAACAACAGGATTCTGCAGCATATCCATAGTCAACTGCTTTAACTCTTTCCCAGTGTAAAGGTAGGGCAAAAGGAGCAATAACATGAACGGTTGGGTCAAACTCAACAAAAGCTGCTCCTTCAGCAACATCCCAGTTACCTTCTAATAGTTGTCTTCTTTGAATGGGTGGTAAAGACTTAAGCATTTGCTCATATACACCATCATCCGCAAGGTAAGGGTTATCAGCAAGTTTGGCAGGTATAAATTTACGGGTAAGACCATCACTTCCCATAAAGGATTTATTTGATTCGTTAGGTTCAATATATCTTTTCTTTACCCACTGAGAACCTACACCTCCGGGGTTAGCAGTACATCTTAAGTACGTTTGTATCTCTGGGTCAGTTGTTCTAAGACGTGAAGCAAGATAGTTCCAACTAAACTCTGTTGGTAAATGAGTTATTTCATCAAACCCTATCCAACTATATGCTTGTCCTTGATAACGGTATACGTCTGCATCCCTTTCAAGGAATCCAAACTCAACCTTTGCACCACTTGGAAAGTTCCAAAGTTTTTCTACTTCTCTAAACTTTGCACCGGGAAAAGCTTGTGGATATAATTCACGAGACTTATCAATCATCTCTCGTAACTCTGGCATAGACCTTCTAAGTATCAAAGCTCTGTGGGCTTTCCTATGAGCATATCTTAGTGGGTCAACTAACATAGCATAGGATTTACCACCACCAGCAGCTCCACCATAAAGTACATCTTTCTCACCGGCAGCAAGGAAGTCTGTTTGTGGACCTTCGTTAGGATGGAATAATACTTGATGATTATCTAGTTGTTCTCTTACAGCTTTAGGTAAGTTATCTAATTCATCAGGACTAACAACACCTTCTTTAGTGTTATCAAGTTTTTGAAGTGTTTCTTTTTGTTTTTTAAAAGAACTCTTAGCGTTGTTAAGCTTTTGTTCAAGCTTTTGAATGTTTCTTTGTTTACGACTTATAGTAGCACGTGCAGACTTAATTGCTTTTTCAGTATCTGTTTTTGGTCTACCTGCTTTTTTACGAGGCGTACCATCTTTCTTTCTTACAAAGTTACCGTCTTTATCTTGCAAGTAAAGATGTGGGTTCAGTTCCCAATCTTTCGCTTCGTAATCCATATTTTTTATCTATGTGTTTTTTTAAGCCCGGAGCAGACATACGTCTATCCGTCTTATATTCTAACCAATCACATGCAGCCTGAAGGGATACTTCTTCGTTTACTACCATGTTCTCAGCTATTTGTAATGCTTCTAATTCTTCTTCAATAGGTTTTAAAAAAGAACTAGACTCATCAACTAACTCATATCCAAATGGTATAGTAGATGTAGCTCTTTTTATGTATCCTTCTTTCACTTTACTTTTCTATAAGCTCTTGTTTTTCTTGCAACTTTTTTTGGTTGCTTACTGTGTTGCTTTCCTTTCTTAGTGTCTTCTCTTTTTTTTCTACTTGTTCTTGCGTATTCTTCTGCTGAGAGTGCCTTAATAGCCTTCTCCGGGAGATACCTTTCCCCTGTCTCTGACGATTTCTTACCACTCTTGGTACGCCATTTTTGTTTAGTCCAAGCTCTAAGACTTCTTTGACTTTCTTTTAGTGACATTCTTTTTCTCTGGTGTTAAACATTTTTTAAAAAGCTTTGAATAACATTTCTTTGCTTTATCCATCATCTTAATCATAAATTCTTTAATCCTTTTCATTTTATTTATAGCCTCCCCCTTTGGCTTTATATTCTTTTGCTAAGAGCTGGGCTTTTCGAGCAGACCATTGCCCGGCTTTACCACCCTTGGTACCAGCTTTAATCTTTTCGAAAAGCCTCTTACGCATAGTCGGTTTCGTATAGTTACCGGCTTTATTTACAGTTGACTTAGTCTTCTTTTTTGTTGGCATCTTTGTCCTCCTTTTTGAAGATTCTATCCCAGTTATCACTAAACTCATCACGAGTAATGTTACCGGGTTTACCTTGATTACGTCTCATAGACAATCTACTGTTTTGTTTGTGTAAGGCTTTAAATTTAAAGTGTCCTGCGTGTGGCATATTACTTATCCGTTCCTACTACCATTTAACTTTGTCAGCCCAATAAGCTGCTGACATTTTTCCTTTTGCTATGTTTTTAGCATGACGAGCTTTAAAAGAACGTCTCTTTGCTTTCATTCTGTCTGACTCACCTGCTTTAGGTTTACCTGCAGTCTTAGCACCTTTTTGACCAAACCTAATAGTCTTTATCTTATCACCTTCTTTGGCAACAACTATGTGTGATTTCTTAGGGTGATTAGGAGTTCGTTTAGGTTTATTAAAACCAGATACTCCTGCTCTTGCTAATCTAGGGTCTTTTTTGCTCATTTAATGCACCGTTTTCTTTTCTATTTTTACTTCGTGTTCTAGTTCTTGAATCTCTCCAAGTACTAACAAACCATATTGAATGGCTATTCTATTTGCTTCTCCAACTGTTTCTGCTTTGATATAAGGACCAAGTCCTATACCTTCTTCATTAACAAACTCAGTTATCCAAAGTTTAGTCATTATTGACTACCTCATATTCGCCATCCTCTGCTGTGATGTCTATCGTTTGTTTTTCTGGTAATATAAAGATACCACCGCTAACACTATGATTAACATCCAGCTTATCTGTTTTAACAACACCAGCTCTATCTAGTATTGTTTGTGCAGCAGCTAATTTATTGTTAGCTTGTGGTACAGGCTTATCAGATTTCATAATCTCTATAAGCTTGAATGCTGCTGTAGGGGCTTCCCTTGCAAGTACGTCACTGGCAATATCTACTACTTCGTTTTTAAGTGATTTTAATATTTGATAGTGATTGCCTGAATACCCTGCAAGTTCGGCTGACTTTTTGAAATCCCCACCTGTCTCAACAAGATTGTTTAAAAATGCTTCTTGTTTCTCGGTAAGGTTTCTTTTCTTTTCCGGTAAATATGACATACCTTATATTATAGAGTTACTTTACACATTTGTCAAGTCTTTTTAAAGTTTTTAAAGTTTTTTCAAATAGGTCTTGACAAAATTAAAAAGTAAGTGTATAATAAAGTTGTAAACGTCCCCCGGTTACATATCTAAGATAGCCACGTTTACGTCTCAAATATAAATCACTATAGAGCCTTTTAGTCCTGATGGACTATTTTGAAGTTATTCTAAATCTCATATAAAACTTTGTAAAGTATAGGGGCTGGTTAACGTCTAAAATAGGTAGAAATGTATATGATTTATATATATACCACCCCACCACCCCTGTACCTCCTGCCCTCCCATCACTAGAACTTATAAAACTTTATAAAAGCCATGAATGTCCCACTCTTATCACACTTTACAAAGTTTGTCAAGTCTTTTTTAAAACTTTTTAACCTAGCACACTTTATAAAGTTTGTCAAGTTTTTTAAAAGTTTTTTTTGCCACTTGTTAAACTTGTCAAGCTTTGCAAAGTTTCACAATCTAGTTTATGAATGTGTAAAACTTTACAAAGTGTTATACATTTATAATATATCTAAACTTTGTAAACTTTTTAATCTTGAAAAGCTTTACATTCTTGTCAATTTATGCTATGGTGAGAACATATTAAACAATTAGCCGATAGGCGAGGGATTAAATTATGAATAAAGAAATTAATAAAATTCATGTATTAGATGCAAGTAAAAATAAAATTTATTATTATGCTATCAAATGCTCTCAAGGTAATTTAGGAATAGCAACATATAAACTACTACAAGAAAAAG